TATTTTACAAAATCAATATAGTTTTTATATAATGGCTCAGCACCTTTTTGTATTGTTACTCCATCTTTATTTTTTACAAAATATCCTTGATGTCTTTTAAAAGCTTTTACCCATTCTTGTAAAGTAACTTTACTTAAATCTTTAGATATCATACCAGCATCTTGTAACAAGTATGTTGCTCTAGATATTTTTTCTCTATAATATTTTTTAGGGTCTTTATAAAATGGACTTTCATAAACAACTGCTTCACCAAGATTTAAATTTTTTACTGCTGATTTATAATCAAAATATACATTTTTATTAATTAAACCAAAAATAACAGCATCGCCATCTCTTGTAGGTTTAAGTCCTTTTTTTATTAAATCTCCTTTTCTATCTCTACTACTAAAAGTATTAAATTTATATTCATTTTTATTAAACAATTGAGTAGTTTCTGTCATAAATTTATTTAATAATTGTTCCCCAAAAGAAAGCTCTACTAAAGGTCTAGTAACTCCAATATTATTACCAGAATTAACATAATAAAGAAATCTTCCTTCTTCATGTAATAAATTTGATATATTTTCAAGATGAACTGCTTCAGTTTCTAATTTTGATGCTCTATTAAAATCACCTTTATGTTGTTTTACATTTAAATAAGTTTCAAAGTTAGTATCTTTATTCAGTCTATTGTGAAATGAACCTTCGTGAACAACTTCTAAATTTTCACCTTCTAAACTTTCTTTAGGTGCTTTTCCTATTTCAGTTTCATATTTTATAGTTGGAACTTCTAATTCTATTTCAACAGTTTCTCCATTTTTTGCAGTAATTTTTTTTGTTACTATGTCTTTTGCTACTCGTATTGCTTTAAATTTTTTACCACTTTGTACAAACTTTCCAGAACTATTAAAATAAATTTCATTTAATTGCTCATTGCTAAATGGCATTTTATCATAGAATGTTCTTACATATTGTTTAAAAGTATCCCTATCATTAGCTTTAGTAGCAGCTTTTTTTATTTGCATAGCTATATCTAATGTTTGATAACCTTCTCCATATTGCTGGTTTAATGCATCAACAATAGTATAAACAGGGTCATTGTCACCTAAATAAGTATCATTATCTATATCAATTTCTTTATCATATTCAGTAGATAGTTTTTTAGGGTCTTTTGCTACTTCTCTTGCTGCAGTTAAAGTATCAGATGGTATGTCATTTATACGAATAGATTGTTCTCTAGCCATTGTACTTATTTTATTTTGACTAGTTAATAAATCAATAGCTTTTTCTTGTTCAATTGTTTTATCTTTTACTTGTTCTAAAATATCTTTTTGTTTAGCATCTAATTCTTTTTTTAATTCTTTTAAATCTTCTTTACGTAAACTACCAATTTCTTTACCAGCAAATTTTTTAGATTGTTCTTTAGTTATTTTGCGTGTAGGGTCATATAAATTTTCAGTTATATAATTACTTTTATCTAAAGTAAAAATTTGTCCTGATTCATTTTTTATACGAACATTTCCATTTTTAAATACTTTATGAACTTCTACTGGTTCTACTCCACCAAAATTAGTAAACACTTCAATAGTATCTCCAACTTCTAACACAGATTTATCTATGTCAGGCATTGTTTCTCTAGCAGCCATTTCATTAGCTAATTCTTTTTCAAAATCAACTTGTAATTTTTCTTGTACTTTTTTTGTTTGTTCAGATAAAAATTTATTAAAATTTCTTTTTTCTTGAATTTCAGTTCTTTGTTTTGGAGTTAATTCTTGATATGCTTTATTAGATACTTCAAGGAAAGCTTGTATAAAATCATTTCTTTCTTGACCTTCTGCAGGTGGTTCAAAAATAGTATTTTTATGATTTTCATATATTTCAGCTTCTCTTTGTTTTGCATATTCTTTTTGTTGTGGAGTAAATGTTTCCCAAGCTGTTAAATCTTCTGCAAATCCAACAGGAACATTTTCTTTTTGTCCAGTTGTTTTATCAATAATAACACTTTTATATATTTTATGACTATCTTCTCTAAATGCTTTATGTACATCTAATTCAGCTTTAGGTCTACCAGATGCACCAAAAAAGAATCCTAATAAATATTCATAAATTTGGTCAGGTGCTGGAGCACCTTGTACAGTTAAAGGAGCACCAGTAAAAGCAGAACCAGCAATACCTCTTGTAACCATATTAACAATATCTACTCCACCAGGACTTAATCCTTGGCCTTTCATTGTTTTATACATTTCTAAAGCACGACCCTTAAGAATATTGTGTGCCCTTAAACTCATTCCTACTTCTTTAGCAGCAAACATTTCTCCTATTTTAAGATAATTACTAATACCACCAAACACAGCACCAGCATATGCTCCATGTATTACAGATTGACGAACTGCTTCCCAATCACCAGATACTGCTGCTTTACGTGATGAAATAGCCATTGCTGCTGATAAGTGAGCAGATTGCTTAACCATATCAAGCATACCAGGAGTCATTTTAGATAATAAAAAGTTATTTTTAAGAATTTCTGTACTACCAATAGCTGATGCTGCATTATCTACAAACCAATCAGCTACACGCATTGGAACAGAACGTAATTGTAATTGTTTAATCTCTTTACCAGCTACTTTTTCAGTAACTTCTTTAGTCAATTGTGGTATATATTTTGCACCAAATTTACCTAACTTTTCTTGTACAGAATCAGCTGCTTGTTTTCTAACTAAATTAATTCCTTTTAAAGCACCACGTTTAGCTAATGGAGCAGTACCAAACGATAAAACACCAGCAATAATATCTGGAGCAAATCCAATCAAATGCCCCATTTTATTTAATAAAGCTTCTGTTTCAGTCTTAGGGTCATCTGCATATCCAAAAGTAGTAAATCCTTCTACTACACCACTAACTAACTGATTAACTGCACTGATAATTTTGTTTTCATCATCTTCAAGATTACGTTGAAATTGCATACCAATACCTTTAGCAGATTTTTCTAGTTCATCTAATTCATCACTAGAAAAATTTTCAGGACTTCTATTATATAAACCTGTAGACATTTGTACAAATTTACGTTCGTCAAGAACTCCCTTATCGAATAAGGTTTTATAATATTGATAGGTACTATTCATTATTTATTTAAATAAGAGTAAGCATCTGATAAAATAGCCAGATACTGATTATATAAACTTTTTTCACCTTCGTCAGCTTTTTTACTCATTTTTTCTTGAACAAAAGAATTACTCAAATCACTTTGCAGTTCAATAACTTCTTGCATTAAAGCTTGTCTACGTTGTCCAGAACCAGCAATGCCAGCTTTTTCTTGTTTTTGAACATTTCTTAGCTCCATTGCAATTGTTTGTATACGTGGTGTAGCTACATCTAATAAAGACTTAGGTTCAAACTTTTTAAATACACGAAAGAATCTAAACTCTTCTCCAGGTTGAAATTCTCTTTGATTAAAAATACCTCGTTTTTTATCATATTTTTCTAAACCAGCAATAGCTAATGCAGACTCTGCTTCTGTTTCTGCTAAAGCTCTAGCAGCTGCTTTTTCTTGTTGTGTATAAGCTTCATCAGCAATCATAGATTGCATTCTTAATTTAGCCATCATAGATTCAGCATCTAATAACGCTTCTTTATTAACTTCTCTCTGTATTTCTAAACGTTCTCTATAAGCATCCAAACCTGTAGGTTCTCCTAGCTGCTGTAAACTTTGTCTTAATTCCCTAAAAGCTCTTACTCTTGATTCAAATAAATCTGCCATTTTTTTCTCCTATACGTATTTTAATGTATTTACATCACCAATATTAACTTCAGTAGAAGGTATGCCTTGTTTTGCATAATTAGCTCTAATTTGGTCAATATTTATTTGTTGTCTATTTAATTCACTTGCTAACTGATTTTGTGTTTGATAAATACTTCTTTGTGAAGAAAGATTAATTCCTTGTAAACGCTGACCTAATAACCCAGCCATTTGTTCACGTTGAACATTTTCTCTACCATATGCTAAACCAGTTTGTCCACCACTTTGCAATTGAAACATTGCATTTTCATAGATTTGAGCACCAGCAACATTTCCTTGTGCCCTATATAAATCTGCTTGTCTTTCATATTCAGACATTAATTGTGGAATATCTTCTTGGATTCTGCCAATACTTGCTTCCATTTCAGCTTTCAATCTTTTTCTTCTTCTTTCTTCTGCTTTTCTAGCACTAAAATAACTAAATCCACCTATAATAACTGCTGCAGCTGTTACATAAGGATTAGCTTTTGCAAATTCGCCTACTGCTTTCCAATCAGCCATTATTTATCTCCTTTATTTGATTTTTTTCTCATACCAAAACCGTAATACATTGCTGCATCCAAATTAAATTTCATAGCTAAATCATCTGATAACACTTGATTTATTTGCATTTTTTTCATTTCTTCTTCACTTATAGTTGGTTGCTTCAATCCTTCAATTGCTTGTTGAAAATCATTTACTCTTGTTGGTGATTGTGTTTTCCATAATGATGGTTCACCTTTTGAAGTAGTATTAATTTCTTTAATAGCATCGTCATATCTTTTATCTTTCAATGCTTGATATGCACTAGGAAATTTTTTATTCCAATTTTGTCCTAATTGAAAATTAACAGAAGTTAAATTTACTAAAAAATCTTCATTGTCAATACCCAATTCTTTTGCTTGTTTCATAGCAGCATTAACAGATGTTTCAGTATCTTTTTTATACCATTCTTCAATAACATTATCTGGAATAACATCGCCTTCTTTGTATTTAACTAATTCACCTGCTGTAAGTTTATGTCCTATACCAGCAGTTAAATTACCTGTAGAATCTTTGTATACTTTTGATTCGTTAGATTCTCTTTGTTCTAACAATGTTCTTAATTTATTATAAAATGTTTCCATTTATATTTCTCCTCTATCTCTTGCTGCATTATATTCTTCTCTAGTATTAAAACCTGCTTTTATATAATATGGAGTTGATAGCCATTCATAAAGATAAGCTGCTCCTCCTCTAAGATAAGCTGGACCTAAACCAGATTCTTTTCCTACACTTTCAAATTCTTTTTTAAATGCTGCCTCAGGATTATATACTGGTTTCATAATAGCATTTGTATTGCTTGTAATTGAATTTGGATTTATTGAATACTCAACATTCCCTTCACTATAAGTTAAATCTTGACTAGCACCTGGCATATATTGAATTTTAGCTAAACGATTATAATTTGCATCTGCTTGTTTTTTAATTTCAGTCATATTTCTAGTATCAGGAGTTTTTAACTTAAATCTTTCTTCCATACTTTGTGTACCTATACCTGATATATTCATATTTAAATCAAAATCAGGAACAATATTGCCTTGAGCATCCATTTTATATTTTATATCAGCACTATATGCTTCTCCCAATCTTTCTTTAGCAATATTTTGAATAGCATCGCCACCAACATCTCCAATAGCTTTGCTTGTAATTCTACTGTATAATTCATCACTTTGAAATGGTTCTTGTTTACCTCTTAATCCTTCCATAAATGCTTCTCTTTTAGGTTCAATCATCATTGCTGTTTGCAATGATTCAGAAACTTGTGTACCAAATTTCATTGCTTGAACAAAAGGGTCATTAAATGCAGCTTCTTCTTGTCTTGCTGCTTCTAACAAACTTCCTATTCCACTACGATAAACTTCAACGTCTCCAATTCTAGCCATTACGCTTTCTCCAATTCTGTTTTATACCATTCATTATCAACCTTATAATACAAATAAACTTGATTACCTTCTTTTACAATTCTTTTACTACCACTTTTACCTTCACCAGTCTGTGGTTTTTGTGTAGAAACTTTAGCAGGTGTTTCCATCTGCTGTTTAACTTCTTCAATCATATCAAATACAATATCTTTCATTACTTCACACTCTTTTCTCTAAATATTATTTGAATATCATTTACTTCAAAATCAAGAGCTACATTAGACCCAGAAAAACGTAGTCCAAACCCTTTCACTTTATCAAAAGCTTTTCTATCGACAAATTCAGTCTTAGCTTTTCTAAGTGGAATATGTAGAGTTTTAAATTCAGTCTCAGAACTACCATCTAATGTAGCTAAAAGTTCTTCTTCTCCATCATCTCTAAATCCATATAAGTAAACACCATCTCCATTTTTATAGCTCAAATACACGCTTATTATTTTTTTATCGACACTTGGCTTGCCAAAAGTAAATTCCTTCGTTTTAAGGGCAATCTCGTCAATATTTTGGCTATCTAGCTTACTAGGAGCAATAGAAAACTTACGTAATTCAACATTTGTGCTATCATATTTGTCAAACCACACTAAAGTTCCATCATTAGCAGTAACAATATTAGTCATATCATTAGTACTATTTCCTTTACTTCTGTAGTATAATGCTCTAGCTTTTAAATCAAATGCAATTACTTTTTGATTTTTATTCAATATTAAAATAGTTTTTTCAATAGGGTCATAACCTATAACGTTATTTACATTGTAATAATTAGACCAAACAAGTCGTTGTTGACCAGCAGTATCTAATAGTAAATCAGTTAATTGTCTACCATCATACAAATAAAACCCATATTCATTAAACCAAGCAATAAATCCTTCACCACGTACAACATGATAATCTTTTAAACAACCTTTATATTCCAATGTTGCTTCTAAAAACTCTATATCTCTTGATATATTAATAATGTATAAATGATTACGTTTAAACTCTAATAATTTACCTGCTAATGATTCTAATGCTATAATATCATCACCGTCATTAATTTCTACATCTATTCTGCTTTCATAAGTAAATGTATCAAAAGCATTAACATTAGATTTAAATATAGTATCATTAGCAGTTTTTAAGTCTCCAGTTACAGGGTCAGTATATTTTACATTACCAATGTATAATCTTCTGTTTGCTACAGTACTAGCTTTATATCCTGTACCAAAAGCTCCCATAATATATTTACCATTATCAATGTATACTTCTGCAGATACATTTTCAGGTTTATCTTTTAATTCTATATTAGCTAATAATATTCTATTAGTACTAACAAGAGAACTGCTAAAAATTATTGATTGTATTGTTTGCGGATAAACATAAAGTGACTTAGTTGAAGAAGTATGAATTATAGGGTCTGCATTATAATATTCATCTCCACCTGCATAACGAATACCTTTTCTAAAATCTACTTCAAATAATAAATATTTAATTTTGTTTTTATTATAATCCTCTGCTGGTTCAGTTTGAGTAGTATCTCCTAATACATAATTAGCTTTTACTTCACTATAATAAAACTTTACACTTTTTATGTTATCTATATCAGGAATTCTTCCCCATAAACTTGCATGTATACATTGATTAGCTTTTGTGCTTTGTAATGTTGTTTCTAATTTTAATGGACTGACTTGATTATCTAAATAAACTATTTCACTATAAATATTAATTACACTATCTGTTGTACTAAAAAATGTACCACTATTATCATCTGGTAATGTATCATCATTAGAATAAGGTCTATCTCCACTCCAAAAAGCAACATTAAAATTACCTTTACCAGTAGATGAAGTACCTGTATAAAATGGATTAGAAGCAACTTGAGTAATAGGAATACTATGCACTTCTCCCCAAGATGTATTATGTACATAATAAATAACGTCACCATCACCATGGGAAGGACTAGAATTAGACCATGCATATCTTACTACAGTCAAAGAATCTCCTGCAATACCAGTAATATGCATATATTCACTATTAACTTTAATTAAATCACCAATTGTAAATGCAGTACCGTCTGAAACATCAAATGTCGTTTCGTTAGATACACCTCCATCTAAAGTCGCTCCACTATTTTCTATAAATTCTGTACTTAAATTCCAAACTTTTACTTCTGATTCAGTAACTGCTGGTAATTCAATATTTAATTTTTTCCATCCAATATTTGTAAATGATATTGCTGTAGAATTTGATGCTTTTAAAATAGTAGCACCACTTCCAAAAACTAATAATCCACCAAATGCATCAAATTGTATTTGTGTGCTAGTAACTCCAGTTAATGTAATTGGATTACTAGTAAAAATAAATGGTCCAGATGTAGTTTGAAATTTAATAATATCGCCTGTTGTAAAATCAGAACTTTCATCTGTACTATTTGTAGTAGCATAAGTAGTACCTGTTGTAATTGAAGATGTTAATTGAAACCCACTATTTTGAAATGTTTGGCTACTTTCTTGTGTACCCATATAATATTGTTCATTTATATACTGTAATTTAATTGGCTTATTATTTTCTTGAAAACTAGTAGGTGTAATTCTTACTACTCCATCAACAGCATTATATACAACTGGAGAAAATGTATCTCCATAAGTAATATCTGTTCTTGATGAATAAGTAAGTTTATCGCTATTTAATTCAAATACTTTAACATTTGGTGTATCTGTATTAATAAATAACATTTCATTATTTTCCAACAATGCAGTTGTGTCATCAATATCGTAGTCTGCATTAAAATGAAATAAACCATTTCCATAATTAACCTCAGCATCTAAATCAGCAGGATTACTAGCAGAATAATCTGTAGCAGCACCCATAATCTTTAACTTACCAGGTGTCTCTATGGATAGTGTATCTAATGTTTCAAACTGATTGTCCTGTAAATCACGACTATTAGTTTTGTTATTGATACCACCACTATAGTTTGATATGTTTAATATTCCCTTTGCCACGTAATGTTACCTTTTTAGTTTTCTTCTTTTTTGTTAAATTATACTTTCTTCTAGTAGAATTAATAGAAGTACCTTGCATTGTTCCACCAATTGTTTTAGTGGTTTCCATCAATTACTTCTCCCCATAGTGTTGTTTTACCATCTATAATCTCTACTACTTCTACTTTAAATTCTCCATTGGTAAACCAATCAACAATTGCAAATGCGTGTCCCCAATTGTGTAGTCTACCCTTTAACCATCTATTATCTTCATGAGACATATTCTTTAAACATCCCATAGCCCAAGCAGCAATATTACCACCAAGCTTTGTTTGAGTATGTCTTTGTATATCATGAGTATGACCATACATAACATTCTCACCATATGTCTCTAAATGTTTCTTTGCATGATACGTTGTAGCAAATGCACCATGAAAGAATGCTAACTTACCCACCTGGATAGGCAAGTTATGCTCCTGATACTTGTATCCTCTTTCTTCAATTCTACAAGCATCTTTAAAATTATAATGATTCAGATACGGATATTTGTTTGCAAAGTTATCTAGCCATAAGTCGTGATTACCCTGTAGTAAGTATTTTTCTTTACATCCTACTTTCTTTAGTATCTCGTCCCATTCATCTAGACCTTCGTTTACTAATCGTATATCTTCATCAACTAAAGGTAATTGAAACTCCAATGGTGGTAGTTTCTTGTCTTTATATTTCCAGGCAGACACAGACTCCCACTCTCCAACATCACCTAAGTTAACAAACACTTTCGGTTTAATTTTTAGTATTGCTTTCTTAACACACTCAACAGCAGCTCTATCTTCTAAAGGATAATGCTGGTCTGGTATTACAACACCACGTTTTTGTAGTTTCAATAGAACCTCCTATTTACTTAATGATTTTTTAACTTCACCCCAAAGCTTATCATCTAAATCATTAGAAGTTCTTTTTACCAAAGCATCTCCTAAGTGAATTAAAATAGCAGTGAGAAGTTTTTCAGTACCTAAGCTAGTTAATAGCTTTCCTAGTATTGGTCCCATTATTTTTTCTCCTTTTGACAATCACCATCACAAGCTTCAAGACCTTTTATATAACCTTGATGCTCCACGATCATTTGTTTGACTTCAGCTAATCTTTCGTTAGCACCTTGTATTTCTTTAACAAGCGTATTATGCTGCTCTACTAATGTTTCCATTTTAGTTAATGCATCTTGCTTTAGATCTACTTTTTCTTTAGCCATTATTTGTTCTCCTTATTAATTGACCTATTATAACTTATAAAAAAAATTATACAATAATCAATCTAATCTTTAATATCTAAAATATTACGTATACGTTCTAATTCAATTGGTTTGTTCAATGTAGTAATGATGCTGCTATAGTTATTACCAAAATAATTACACCAACTACACCCTTCCAACGTGCGATCTCTTCTTCATTCTTACGTACTCTACCGTTTTGCAATTCTACTAAATGCTCAATTCTTTTTACGTGGTGATAAATATTTTCCACGTGTGTTTCAACATTGGCAAGTCTTTGCTCTATTTCTTGTCTATGTTCTGTTACTGTTTTTTTCATAATTTATCCTTACGGTGGTGGTTCTCCTCCACCATTATCGTGACCAAATCCTAACACTTCACTAATAGCGTGTGGTGCATTTGCAGTTGCTGGTATAGCATCAGGCATAGTATCACAAGGACCACCTTGTGCACCAAAAGTATGAGTTATACTTCCACCACCTGCACCCGCAATTAATCCACCTAAACTAAATCCACCTACAGAGGCAGCTGTATCAGTACAATCAGTTGCCTCTCTGATGTGTGCATAAATACCTACATTAGTAGTTGGTATAATTGGTAATGCCATTATTATTCAGCGTCTCTAATTGCTATCATATCTGCGAGTTCTGCTTCACATAATGCTAAGTCAGCTTCTAATCTTGCTTTGTGTGCTTCACAATCACTAATTGCTTGATCTACTTGTTTGGTTTCAGTCCAATCCAATACTTCAATGTCTGATCCATTTAAATCTTGTACAGTTCTTGTATGTTTGATTTCTACTAATTTTGGTGAATCAGCTACAACTTGTTCAGGTGTAAATTCTGATATTACTTTAGCCATTTAACTTCTCCTTTAGTTCGTTTATTTGTTGTTGTTGTTCTT